TCCCTGGGTTCTTTCGATCGGGACATTAATAAAGTAACGCATAAAATCTGATCTATCGGTATCCGGATCGCGGGCCTCAAGGATCAGACGATCGATATCCATCCAAGCCGAAGCCTCGCCGTAAGCCTCAATAAGTGCGGCTCGAAGCTGGTCATCATCTTCGAAATCAAACTTAGATGGTCCCTGCTTGTGATCGAAAAGAAGCGATGGGTCATTCAGCGTCCCGGCTGCAACTTGTTCTGCATATAGATGCGATCTTTCAGCAACCGACTCCTCGCCCGGCGCATACATCGTGGACGTTTCAAGCGACCACGGTTCAGCCTGCTTACGTTTCGCAAGATTGCGCCTATAGGTAGCAATCAGATTGCGAAGCTCGGGAGTGATATAAAGATGCGTTTCATCAAGACTGCAAAACGTCTCTTTACCACCATCCTTCGAAGAGGATTTTGCTGAGACGGGCTTGATCTTGCCGCCACCGGGAACAAATGTTCGTGTCATTCCCACATCAAGTCCGGGCGTATTAGATACCGCTCCCTCTCGAAGCATGAAAACAACATTGGCATACACGTTGTCTGCCTGTTGTTCTTCGGTTGCCACACAAGGAATGAAGGGGGAAAGAACTGGCCTACCATCAGGTCGGCCATTCGGTCCCCAACCATTGAAACGTACGGGGCCTAACGCCTCGGCGCAAACGAGCATCCCAGCGAATTCACTCTTAGCCCGCCCCTTGGACCGAGAGTAAACTGCTCTGCGCACGATGCGTAGGCCCCGATCATTAAGCTCATAAGCCTTGAAGATGAAGTAAACCTGTTCATCATCAAGCTCTATCGATTGACCCTGAACATCGCCAGGACCATGGACGAGATTATTCTCGATCCATTTAACGACGAGCGGCCCGAGCGTTCTATCGAGTCTTAATTTACTACCTTGAGCCACCGTTCATCCTCGGCAGAAGAAGATGGCGCAACTGAAGCCTCAGGATCAGCTTTCGAAATTTCCCATTCCAGTCGCCGTCTTGAAAGTGGAGAAAGACCGAAGCGATCCTCAAGCTGTCTAATTTCCATCAAGACAGTATTATCTTTTAGCAAATGCCATACATGAACAAGCTCTGTGAGTCGAACAAGGGCGGGAATATCAGCATCCAAATAGACAGTTCCCATTGGTGAATTCCAAATAATTTCCCAATAATCTCTTGCATAAGAAGAAAGCTCATCTATTCCTGGAAGCACAGGGGCAATTCCAGAGCTATCCCGCGCAAGGGTTGCGCCCATTGTTTTGTTGGTACGAGTGCGCTGTTCTTTAGGTTTAGGTATCCGTCCGGCCATGTGATCTTCCTCCGTCGATTGAGCTACTACAGTTGAGACAGCAAGCTCTTGTATCTTCGATGGTAGCTAAATCATGATTTCCCTGTAGTTTTTCATCCAAATGGACATGTGTTGCGATGACCGTGCAGCCCGGTAATTGCAGTTCGCAAAAACCAGCGCACATAATCAATCTTTCTCTGCGAATTTCCTGCCAATGGGCGTGCTTGTAGCCGAATTGTTTGATCTTATCGGTTTTACGTTTAACGGCCTTCATTCTGTGGTAATCACAGAAACGAACTCCCCGAGGCAGCAACACTCGGCACCCATGATGCGCACAACATTTATTTACAGGCATGAGAGGAGATATTTACCAATATACTCGGTATACGCTGGAGGAATCGCTTGAGCAGCTTCGTTGCGGTTCATCCATGTTACGCCCATAGCTTCCTTGCGCTCTTTGGCGCGAGGTGCTTCTCCAAACTCGGCGTAACGAATCCTCCACTCTTTTCCAGGAGAATGTCCAGCGACAGGTAATGCTGGCTCAAAATGATTATGCGGTGGCAATATTAATGAGATTTGTGGATATGTTTCAAACCATCTTTCTCGCCTTACTCCAAGTCCGCGTGGAGAACGCAATCCAAATTGACAACCGCAAAGCTTAATATCAACACGAAGCGGTGAACCAGGAACATTCTCAATCACCCATGGCAAACCTGTGTTCTTAAGAAGATTGCGCGTTTCTGAAACAAGATCTGGATAACTCCCAATTAGTTCGGGGTGACAAACGCTCATTCTCGAATACGCCTGGCAGGGCGGCGAAGCATGAATCACATCAAAACCAGAAATATCAAAAGTAAGTGCATCTGCCTGAATAAACTCAAATGGATAGTTGGGCTGTGGATTAATATCCACACCCACTACCTCAAAACCGGCTTGGCTATAGCCCATACTGGCTCCGCCTGCACCTGAAAACAAATCAAGAAGTCTTGGCTTAGACAAGACTGAGCCTACTTATTGCACGATATCTGTCCCCTCGATACGACCAGTGAGAGTCAATTCGTAATGATGATTCGCGCAGAGAAGGCGAAATTGCTCTGGATGGCGTCGAATATAAGCCAAGTGACGCGGGTGGCGGTAACGAAGTTCTCGTGTTGTTTGGATAAAATCCGCATGAAGCCAAGCTTGATTCGTAACACCACAAACAATACAAGCGCCGCCAAGTATTTCTATAATTTTCCGTCGGTCCGCTCTTGATTTGTCGCGATACGCACCAGGATTTTTGGCAAGCCGATTCGCATTGTATTTTTTCATTGCGCCCGGATGATCCTCCATCCATCCCTTGATTGTCTTGTAATTGTGGCGTTTTGCACATTGTTTTGAGCAATGTTGTCGATTGGCGTCGGCTCGTTCTTTTACCTCGAACTCGGCTTCGCATTCTCGGCAATGGCGCATTTTGGGCATCTTTGAAGAATAATCCTAGGTACGGATAGACCATCGTCCCACAAAAAAGATCGAGCAATTTCATTTAGTCATTACAACCAACTGGACAATAAAGCTCAGTTCCATAGACGATCAAAAAATGCCCACCAGCCTTACAGTAGGCCACCGAAGTAAACGCACAACGATATATTAATTCTTCAATTGCTGGTGGAGAATTGACATTCTCGTCTTCATCATAATATTCTTCCATGCAGGGATACTACGCCCAAAGGAGGATAGTTGGAACCAGAAGAGATAGCTGAATTGATCGCTAAAATGACGGTGGTAGAGAGAATCCGTCTTTGGAAGCGGCTCAGAGAAATAGAGGGCGACGATCCCTGGGCTACTGGAATTCGAGAACCAGTCCTGCCCAAACCACCCGATCTGTCAGCTAAAGCAACGGCCAACTAAATGAGCCGAGGCGCTGTAGCAGCCAATAAAGGAAAAAAGAAAAACGCTCGCAAGCTCGTCGCGCTCGAAGCATGGTTTCAAAAGATCGAAGAAGATATGGCCGTTGATGCTTTGCTTTGCTTCTGTGATACATGCGGATTGGAACAGGTTACCCCTGGACCTCCCTGCGTAATCTGCGGCTCAGAAACAGGCTGGTTTAGTCGCTATCTTTAATTTTCTAGGTCGCCAAACACAACTGAATGTTCAATAGAGGCGGGATGCTTTGAGTCTCCGCTATTGCCGGAAATTCGCAACACGAGAATTGGTCCACCTAATGGCTCTGCTCGGAAACCCTTAGTCTCGGTCCACAGATCGCCTTCAACTTCAGAAATTCGATTTCTATCGATTTCTTCCAATCCATCCCGATAACCATGCTTCCATGAGCCACCGTTAATAACAGTCCTCATTCTGCGAATCGCATGTTTGGCATATCCATCAACACCGAGGGTGATAAACGTTTGCGCCATTGCCTGATGGTTATGCCCTCTCAAAACAATATCCGCTTCGGTAATTCCAAGCTCGCGTTCCGCTTGCACTAATGGGGCTCCCTTCAACCGTCCACTCTGCCATCCGTGTTGAAGATCGATCAACTGAGAAAGCTTCATCGTCTTAGTCAGGTGAATGGTCACACGAACGAAGCCCCGGTAACCAATAAATTTGTCCTCAATTCCAAGCGCACAACAAGTTTCTATACCAAGCATTCTTCCGTCATGAGTATAAACAGATCTTTCATGGTTTCCATCCGCCCATGCCCAACATTTATCCGTTATCGGCTCAAATAGCTCAACAAGATGTTCTTTAGTCGCAGCAGATATGTCGGTTGCCTGTCGATAACGAGGAGCAAGCTCTGTGGGGCTATAGCGACGGTCCGAATGCCGGATCAAATCACCACCGTCACCACCCATTGTCCAACGAGCCAAGGGATCTGCGGCAATCTGTGCTATCCGAGCCTTCAATGCTGGCTCATCGAAATCCGGAGCCCCGCAATGTAAATCCGTAAGATGATGCAGCCGCAGGGTCTTTTTAGTCCCGGGCAAATGTTCAGTGATACGGACTATCCGCATACGAGCACGGATATATTGTACTACATGATAAAAAGGAGGAAAATCATTAGATTTCGCATTCCAGCTAGGAATGGCGAGAAGATCGTTATTCCCGAAATTGATCTCGAAGAACTCGTCGATCAAATCGAAGAAAGCGAAGATACGACGATCGACTTAGGCGTCTTTGGGGAACAACCACTTTTCGAGGGACCATCCTAATAATTCTTGATAACCGCGTTGCCAGATGCAACCATTGCGCTTGCAAAGCTCACATCACCAATCTGAATGTCCCCATCAATTCGTCCGCCATATTTATCCCAGCCATGGCTTGTTACTTTTACGATTGTGCCCACAGGTAGAAGATTCTGGGCGTATGTTCTTGCCACTTTGCCTGCGTCCGTGGACAATTCGGGAGCGTTGATTCCATAGATCCTAACCCGGGCATAGACCGTTAGATCGAACCCAAGATCCAATTTGCAGTACACAGTGTCACCGTCATGGACAAGATCCACTATTCCTGCATAAGGGCCAAAGATATCACTCATCAGTAGTTACCCATTATACTGAAAGAGCTTTCAAACCTCGCGCCCCATCGGACTCTGCATGGGCGGGCAGACGCTCACAACCTTCGTGGTTGCCCCGATGGGGCGCGTGTCTATTTGGAGGAAGCCATGTATGAAATTCCAGTTCTCACACCAGAACTTCTTGAACGAATTGCTGATTGTTTTGAGAAAGCCTCCCGGGTTAATCCAGACAGTATCCATCGCAAAGAGTTAAAGAAAATACTCCGAGATTATGACCTTGACGTAGCTCGGAGATTGCTAGACTCTCCGGTATAGGGATGACCGGATGGCATCCCGCTCAAGGGCTGGATGGCCCGGAAAGGAGAAGGCTATGTCCTTCCCCGTCTCATATTTTACCCCCGAAGGAAACCCCATCATTGAAGCGGCTAGATCTCAGGCCGTCTTTGATATTGCTGCCCGAGATCGTGCCGAAGGGAAAGGCAATGGTTCGCTTGGGCTTTCATGGGCAATTAAACTACTTCAAGACAATGGCTTCTCTGTAACTTTGGTCGAAAAACCTCTCGAAGGCATCGTTGCCCGAGTGCAAATTGATACTTACGGAACCTCTGCCTCGGAAGTGGAATCCACGCTTCTTTCGTATGGGAGTCGCTGTGATGCGGCGACCGAGCGTAGATCCGTCTCCTATGGACGTTGTGTTATTGAGCGCAATCTCGAAGAAGAGTGGGGAGATAATTATTCGTGGAAGGGTCGTTTGGTACTGCATCCTGATATCGGGATGATGCCCTCTAGTGAACGTGCGAAGGAAGCAATTAACAATGAAAAAAACTAAAGAGCTTCCAAACATTATGAGCCTGGGTACTAAACCACCAAAATCAAGACCAGACGAAATTCCTCATTGGAAGGTTTGGAGATTCGCCATAAAGAACCCAGGAATACCCTGGAAACGCTAATAGAGGTAGCGTCGGGGGCGGTGTCCACACTGCACCAATTGCCCCCGACACCTCTCTCTGGCCTACGAGATAAATCTCGGTGTGGCGCTGTAGCCACAACCCAGTATATCTAAGGAAGTCCTGAGATTTCGCAGTAAGGCGGAATATTCCTACTAGAAAGAATCGGGTACATCACTGAATACGGGTTCTTTGAATGGGTTCCCCCATCCAATCCGCCCACTTGATGGAAGCCTGCTAAATGCCCATATTCATGGGTCATTGTCGCGCAATAAAATGGGAAAGTGAGATTCGCCCTGCTGGAATTGAAGGTCACAGAAC